CATTCTTAGTCGATGTCATCGTCTTAGTAAGAGACACTGGGTATGCAAGATAATGAGGGTTGATAGACGTGTTCTGAACACTGTATTGCTGAGGAGAAAGCTGCGTCATTTCCAGCTTGATGAACTTTGCTTTGACTGTAGCAGAAAATCTGTAGTTCTGTCTATTCAGCTTCTCGCCTATTATAGCAGGCATCCATAGCTTGTTCATGTAGAATGCATCAGACACGCCGCCCCTGAATGTTTCTTCTTCAGTAGACTTGGAATAGACTAGCGAGTTGAATAGAGTAGATGAGGAGTCATAGAAGTCTGGCGTCAGATAGTATTGCGGGTCCTGTATGAACTTGTCTTTCTCTATCTGAGGAATGCCGTCTTGCTTCATCACGAACTGCTTCATAGTGCCAGACAGCTGACCGATAGTGCATTGATATGAGTCAACTGGCTGAAGCTTGTCATTGAAGATCTGAATTGACGCAGAAGATATGTAGACTGTACCTATTGTCGCATAGTTTATGATGTCTACAGAAAGACTGTCGAGATCGACTATGCTTATGTCTTCTGAGCTAGTGTCTAAGTCAAAGTCTCTCTCAGCTATGCAATATCCGTCATTGTCGTTGAAGCTGTCTTGAGATCTGTAGACATGCAAGTCTGAAATGACAGTGTAAGCATTCGCTGAGTCTTCTTCTATACCGAAAGACCCGATATCATTGTCGAAGTCGCTTGGCATTCTTATTCTACAGTAGATGAGTCTCCAAGAGTCTGATAGATCTGTGCTGCTATACTTCTCGCAAAGGTACTTCTTGTCAGACGAGTCTTTGATGTATGGCTTTACATTGTCGAAGCCGTTCTTGGACTTGCAGTAGAATGATATTGTGAATACTGATGACGGCAGCAAGTCTATCCAGGGCAAAGCATCTTTGTAGTCATTGTCGCCATACGAAAGCGCAGACATATACGAGTTTGTTGGGTTGCCAGCACCCCATTTCGGATAAGCAGTACTGCCAAGCTGCCATCCATCTTGATTCATTGTCGAATTTAGAGAAAGGTCTTGATTGAATCTAGACATCTCTATAGCGTCTTTAGACTTAGTGTCGCCATTGAATGTCTTGTAGTTCGTGCTCTTTATGACATCCCATTCAGATGAAAGACCGAAGAACATGCTAGAGCCGATAGATATGAAGTCTGAAAAGACGAAAGAGTCATTCTTCATGCTTACAGAGAAATAAGCTTCTCTTATGTCATCGCTTACATGCACAGGCACTTCTATTAAAGCGACATCTGATGTAGCATTGAAGCTAGCTTCTACTATGACATCCCCGCCTCTGCATATGTCAAAGCTCAATGGCGTGTTCTGCAATGACTGAGAGCAATTGACATACATAGCTGCAATGTAGTCTCCAGCAAGGATGTCTTGATGAGCTCTGCTTCTTGAAGAGAACTCCATGGCTCCAAGCACTTTAGTGCTTGATGTAGATGGAGAGAATGACAGCACAGACATCTTCAATGCGTCATCATACACAGAAGACGTCTTGTTGTAGTAGTCGGAGCTTATTCTGAATCCGCCAGTAGCGTAGTTAGTAGCGACTTTAGACATGGACGAATACAGACTAGATGATGAAAGCTGCTGTACTCCATCCCATGACGTATAGTAATCAAATAGCTTCGTATTCAGACCGCTCTTCACTACAGCAGTAGCACCAGAATTGAAGTCTGCAGATGTCCTGTACTTTATGCTTACTTTAGCTTTGACGCTGCTGCCACTAGCGTTGTCTCGTATCTTCTGAATGTCTATGTTAGACGTGTCTACTGGTATAGTGTATGTAGATGACGTCGGGATAGCTACTTCATATGGAGCAGATGTCAGTTGTACTTTGCCATCGACTTTAGTGCTAGCATCTACTCCATCTGTTATAGCAGACAGCTCTGTAGACAGCACCATGCTAGCATCGCCTGTAGCAGATGAAAGCGATACGTCATTGAGATTGTAGTTGTTTATTTTAGCTCTAATTACGGCTTGATTGCGACTGCCTGTCTCAAAGCCAAATTCAAGAACGATGTCTGTAAGGACTGGCGATACAGCATCCTGATCTGTAGCAAGAATGGGCACTGGGAAAGGCAGAAGGAGCTGCTGCATTCCATTCTGAGTCAAGAATGAGAACTGGAATTTTCCATCAGATCTCATAGTAACGAAGCATCTGTCGCCTATAGAGAATAGCTTTCTGTCACCGCTTGGCAATGCTGAGCTTATGACCCAATGCAGTCCGACAAACCAGTCTTTGCTCTGATTGAATGCAGACTGCTTCAAGTCGAATGCGATAGACGATGTGCTGTCATGCATTGAGAAGCCGTCATTAGACCAGTCAGCATTGTTAGAAGTAGTATCGAATGTCTTGAAGCTTGGAAGCCTGTTGCCTTCAGCATCATCTGTAGAGTAGTATATGTTTAGCTGACTGCCCATATACACTGGATCAACCCAGACACTGTCTACGAATTGAGCTTGATCGTATTTGTCTCTGACATCAAGATACAGTGACACTACAGCATCTTGAGCTGGCTGCGGCTCAGACTTCCAGAATGTGTAGTCATCGCCATCTATCACATTCTTAGGCTCCCAGTCTTTGACCGTCTTCGATATGACATTGCCAAGGATGTCAGTGTTCTTAGACAGAGTAAGAGCCGCTTGGTCTCTAGTCTTTATAGACCTTTTTATTGCAAGCCCTTTCAGAGCAAGAGAGTAGTCTTCGATAGGCGCGAAATCATCATTGACTCTTGTCATGCGGACTATCAGCTTCAATGCGACACAAGGGAGGCATTCGAACTCCCAATGCTGCCACGTATTCCAGTCTTTTCTAGAGATAGTCGTGAACTCTACTTTATTGTAGTCGTCTCTTAGAAGTGGCTGCTCTTGGTTGTTCGAATCTATATAGCTGAACGAGTACTTAGCAGCGCAGGATAGTATATCGAATGCGACAGACGATATTGACGATCTGCCAGCGAACTCGTATGTCAGCACTTCTGTTACTGTAGATGTCGACTTTCGCAGTTTAGACTTCCATGCGTTGTCAGTAGTCTTGCACCCCTTGTTGTCAGTCTGGCTTAAAGCAGCGTCAAAGTATGATTTTGTGTAAGTATCGTTTACGAATACTTCTGCCATCAAAATCTCCGATTGTATAGTACGTATCTTGTGAAAGACATGTTGAAATATTCTAGTTATTTATAATTATATAAACACTTTTCATGCTATTGACCAGATTGTCTTTAGTGAAACTCAGAATTTGAAGCCATCAGCTAGAAGTAGCTCTCTAGTGTCAAGACCGTAGAATGTCTCTGGCAATGAGAATCCATTGACTCCGACGATAGACATGCTAGCATAGTCATCATACAGAGTTATGTCGCCTTCAAAGTTCGATATCTTGCCATCAGAATATGCTAGACCAGCTAGACAAGACAGAACATACTGATTCTCATCAGTTTCATGCTCTATTATTTTAGTGCATATCGTTATAGCATTCAAGTCTTCATAGTCTATGACTACTATGTCTCCAACAACTGGATGGCGTCTGTTCATATTGATTCCTCTTTTCTAGATATTCTAATCTTGCTCTGATACGTGCTCAAAGCATTAGAGTAAAGAAGCACTGCTTTCTTTGCAGACTCTTCTACGAAATTCGTAGCATTGATTCCAGGATTGAGCCATCTCTCTTCTCGCCATTCTTCAACGCCATCTATGTTGACGAAGCCAGGCATGCCTACGCCTACAGCTTTTCTGAACCCGAAGCTTGTCGGTACGATCTTGCCTTCTAGACTCCATGGTATGTGTGGACGTGTTCCGTAGTTCTGGAAGATTAGCCATTCGACATTGTCGAATCTGATTCCAAATTCGTCTTTTCTAGCATATGGCTTGACTAGCTCTGTAGACTTCCAGCCTCTCTGTCTTCCATATGCTTTGACATTCTCGACTAGCCTGTTAGCTATCTTCTCAGTCAGCTTTCTTGGTATCATTGCTTGTGCTGCCTTCGCCAAGTGCCATGAGATGCATCTGCGTAAGTGCTCATGTCTGTCTTGCTGACAGCTTTGCCGCCATCTTGAGAAAGCAATTGCTTGCCATTCTTAGTAACAGCTTTTCCAGTGCTTCTGTTGATAGACATGTATCTTCCGCTTATTCTTCTCTTTCCTGGTCTGTATTTCAGATTGACAGGAATTGGAGATATGCTGTCTCCTGACACTCTTTGAAGCCAAGAGAAGTCTTGCACAGAATATCCGCCACCATCAGAGTATGCGAACACTGGAGTGATAGTTCCACCGAAGCCAAGATCGAATGAAGTAGTCTCAGTGTTGATTGTTACAGACTTGGGAAGAGATCTGTTAGCGAAGTCATCACAAAGAATGCCCAGATATGAGAAGCTAGATGAGTTAGTCACATTAGTATAGTGAGTATTGAACAAGTCGTATTCTGTCGATCCGATTCTGATCGTCATCTTCACATTCATTCTGTACCAAAGCCATGACGGATTGTTCCTGTTTGGCATTGAGACTGAATCGACAGAAAGCACATTGTCATTGACGATATGCCAATTGACTGTTATGAAGTCGTGATTTATGCCTTCAGCATAGACGCGTTTCTGCACACCAAAAGCTACATACTTGTATGTTGTCGAAGGCATCATGCACCTCTTCTTCTCTTTGCGTATTCATGCAGAATCATGAAAGCTGCATAAGCATGCGAACAGAATCTGTTGTTGACCTTGACGCTTCCGCTAGAATCTGCTCCATCATGTGGCCTGTTGCCAGAATTCGATATATCTCCCCAGTCGCATGTGCAGAAAAAGTTAGCTTCGTCTATGTCATTGTCTTTGTAGACTCTTGCTTTTCTGTTCACGTATGTCTCATATTCGCCATGGTACCCATGCACTTTGCAAAGAACAGAATACGTAGATATTGCCTCTATGTCAACTCTGTTGTCATTCAGCAAGTCATATGCTTTAGATTTGATATCATCCCAAGATGCATGCTTATCCGAAGTAGAGATCATTGTCGCTATCTCCATCATGCGTCTGAATAGAAGCTGTTCCAGAGTAGATGTTGATGTTGCCATGTGCAAGCGTGTCTGTGCCAGATGGCATTCTGTCTTCGATAGCAGACAGTCTGTCTGTAAGATCATCCACTTTGTCAGACAAGATTGCTATCTGCGACTCATAAGAATCTTTGAGATCCGCAAGAGCAGTGGCCATAGTAGCTATGTAAGATACGAGCTTGTCAGTGCCAATTTCTCCAAGTCTTGAGTCCCATACTTGCGGTAGAGTAGTGATGTCTGACAAAGTAGTGCCTGACAGATTCTGCAAGCCTTTAGCTTTCCACATCTGTCCAGACACACCTTGCCTATCGCCTACGCTGTCATCAGAGCCAAGAGAGTGATGCACTGAAGCGAATGTGGAGTCTGGATAGTCAAGCTGTCCGCCAGACAAATACTTGTAGAATGGAGCAGAGCTTTGAGAGAACACGTGCGTATTCTGCACAAGCAGCTTTCTGCCTTTCTTCTTGTCTGGATGCGTAGCATACGTTGGAGAAGAGTAGTCTACGTCTACAGGGTCAGAATGGTCATGAGAAGTAGATGAGTTCTCTATCATTACAGACGCTTCTATCGACTGTATAGATCTGTTCTCTGCATCATGCAGCTCGGAATGAGAATTCTCGTTCTGCCCTTCATATCCATAGTCAGATGGAGATTCTGATTCCGAAAGCTTGGCTACAGATGGCGTCTTTGGTATTCTGAGATGGTCGTCTATCCCAGCTGGGAACTTAGAAAGCACTACGCCCATGGAAGGAACTCCTCATCATCGTCGTCTTTGTCTTCATCTATAAGAGCAAGCCGTTCAGCGTATCTGAACTTTCTTCTTGAAGTGACGAAGCTCTTGCCAGCTGTCTTGCTGCTTACTTCTTCATGCTTTTCAATCTCGTCAAAACTAGCTATAGATTCTAGCGAATCAACAGCTGCTTCTAAAGTAGGTACGCTCCAAGTGCTTACATGTCTGCTAGCATTAGTCGACTTGTCTACGCTTTCCAGGTCGATTCTGACGCCAGCTCCGCTATCGTCTACTTTAGCTATGAGGTCATTCTTGCCATTGTAATGCTTGAAAGTCTTCAAAGCCTCTCCTAACTCTTTTGCTATGCCTTATAATATGATTATATCAATCGCTAGAGCGTAGCAATGTTTTATGCTAGATTGATGATGTTGTTCTCTAGTTACTTAGAATTTGAAGTATATATAATTATATATCTTTTATACTAGATATTCACAGAGATAAATGTGATAATTCTGAGAATATAGCTAGATATCTTGCTATATATTTATCTTGACTCTTTTTCAAGCTTGAATGAATCATAGTCTTGATCTGGATAGACTACGAACACTTGCTTGTCTGTGACTAGTGCTTCGTCTACATTCCTGACCATCACATTCGATATCGGATGCGCTTGTCTGTATTCTTCTGCATCGAATGAATAGCCTATGACATTTTGCCCATCTACATAACTGTAGCCATCTCTAAAATACGAAGCCTTAACTTGAGTATTGATAGAGTAGGGTACACTTAGAATCGGTGATAGTCCTTTGTCGCCTATTCTCCAGCCATTGATTCTGAACAGCCAGTCTTTGACTTCTGGAGCTACATATGCAGCCATCTGAACATGCGTCTTGTACAAGTCTATAGAACCATTAGTCTTGTCGAAGTCTTCAGAATTGTTCACATCAGATATGATTGCAGATGTGAACCATAGCGAGCTGATTCCATTCTTCCATCCAGTCCCGTAGCAATACGGGCATATTCCGTTAGAAGTATCTGATTGCTGATATACGTCATCCCAGCAATGCTCGCAATGTGGCCAGCCATCAGGATGTCTGTGAGCAGTGTACATTCTTACTAGAAGCACTCTTTCACCTGCTATGTGAGTAGCATCTTCTACTTGTCTAGCAACCTTGTCAGATGTATGAGGCTGCACTATTCTTACTACGCTCATGCATCGACCTCCGTAGACACAGTCACATCTGTTCCAGCTAATGTCCTAACGTATATTGACACTTGTATTGATGATGCATCTATGAATGAAGCATTGACTGCTAGAATCTGATAGACTATCTCATTTCTAGAATAAAGCCTAGGGTCTTTCTCAAAGCCTTGAGCTTGTATTTGCATGTATGTCTCGATAGTCTTTCTTATCTCATTCTCGACTGTTCGCAAGAACAAGTCTGTATGAGGTCCACCAACCATATCTTGAAGCTTGCAGCCATATCCTTCATGAAATCTGTCTATGCCATAATGCTCAGTTATCCACAATGACAGTTGCTGCACAAGCTTAGCTTTTCCTGTTATAGCTACACCACGTCTGTCAGACAGATCTAGATCGCCGTTCTTAAGCTTCAAAGTGTACATGCTCTACTCTATTACTTCATAGAAAATTGCCACTGGAGATGCACAGAGTTCGCAGAGAAGAGAAATTTCATAAAAACAAATATTTCGTAGAATGTCAAATACTAGCTTTCCATTGAATCTTGTTCCTATCAATGCAGGGCAATGAGGACATGGATTCAATTCAGAGAACAGCTCACCACATATAGAGCAATAAAGATCTGAATAGCATCCCATAGAGACAGTTCCCATGTCACCATCTTCTATAGCATTTACAAGATACGAATACGACTTGTCAACAGCTATAAGCAAATGAATGCATGCTCTTCCAGATTCATCGTCTTTGATGCCTGAAGCTACTACAAAGCCACGTGTCCTAGATCTGTCTATGCCATCTTCGTAGTAATTGGCGTCAGTGCTTTTCTTGTATGTATGGTCTACGAATACTAGATCTACTTCTCCGTACTGCTCCCAAGAATTCTCAAGCTCTTCTCTTGGAAAGTAATCGAAGTTCCTGTTCAGTTCTTCTCTTACAGCTACAGTCTTCACTAGTATGTAGTCATCGCTTACAGAGTAAGTCTTTCCAAAGAATTCTGTCTGTGGCATCTGAATGCTTGCCTTCTAGTTTAGCTTATGCACTGTTATTCGAATCTGATAAGCATTTCTGTTTCTGTCTTCATCTAACTCTCTGAACAGAGTGCCTTTGACCACATTGTTGTTGTCATCTACAAGAACGCCTGCAGAAACAAGAGCATCTTCTATATGCTTGAATGTGACAGCAAAATTTGGAGCATCAAATTTTCTGTTAGTCTTATTTAGACATTCAGCTTCTATGAATGCTTTGGAGATAGGCTCTGACGGCAAGTTGTTTTCAGCAGCTTTTGCGCCCATCTCTCTGAGATTGTCTCTAGCTACATTCATAAGATGATTCTTGTAAGCTTGCTGACGCTGAGTCTTACAATAGCCGATGCCATTGAGATTGATGAAGTCATCGCCGCTTATTGCGAAATTGTATACAAATGATTCTGACGAGTCAATCTCTATAGAATATTCGTCTAATTGTATAGTAGTCATAGATTATTAAGCAATAGCTGCTTTCAAAGCTGTTATCTGAGCTGTAGTCAACTTTGTGAAGTCGATATTGCCAGTTACTTCTGTCTTTTTTGCGTAATCTGTCAAATCTACTGAACTGCCAGCTTCAAGTTCACTAAACTTTTCATCAAGCTTATTCTCGAAGCTGCCACGATTTGCTGTAGGAAATAGTGGTTTTGACATTATGATTTCTCCTTGTAGTTTGTATCCTATATATATGATTATATCATACTTGCAGTTTTTAAGAATGCAGATTAATAAAGATTAGTAGATGACAAAGATTTTACTTTTTATCATATTTGTTATATAATATAACTATAAGTATGAAAGGAATTGCTATGGAACTAGAAGAAATAAGAAAGCAAGTAATAGCTAGCAAATGGAAATACTGCCGTGAAGTAAGTGCTAGATGCTTTTCAAATTACTGCAATACTAGACTTAAAGACTATCTAGATTATCTGTTTCCAGATAACGAATTCGTATATGACGAAGTCATACCAAGAGACATTCAACTGCTTCGTGGATCTGATAAAACAAGAAGATTCAGGCCTGATGCTAGATGTGAAATCTTAGCCTAATTGTGGAATTTGATGGTATCAAGCATTATCAGAACTTCGATAAAGCTTTGTCAGATATATCTAGAACAGAATATCTTGAAGGTCTTGGATACAAAATAGTTAGAATTCCATTCTGGATTCAATTGTCAAAAGACTACGTAAAATATGCGTTTGATGTAGAAGTTGAAAGTCTTTGCGAATTGAAATACAGCTTCTTCGATAGCGGAACTGAAGACTTCGGATTGTCTGTATCTCCAGTATCATTCAATGTGTTTGGAGCTATCAGATTCAAGAAAGAATTAGAAGCTTTGCCATTGAAATGCAGATCAGATGTCATTATGGACTTGCAAGAAGTCAAAAATCATAGTCATGTCGATCCGATGCCATTCAGTATATTTGGAATGAATATGCTATCTTGACAATGTAACGACGTTATTCTCTGTGGACTTGTAATTTCAAGTATTATAAATTATATATACTTAATACTATAGATACACAGAGAACAACTTCGTTAATCTGAGGGCATACTAGATTCTTATCTATAAATGAATATAAAAAATGAGCAGTTTTAAGTCAGAATCGATCATATTTCATATATGCTATATCCGCAATTGAACACTTTATACGCATAATTCTCTTCATCTCTATCACTAGAAGACCAATAGCAGTCTGAGAATCTTGTATTGTCTACTATGACAGAATGATATGGTTCGACATTCTTTACGAAACGCATTTTCGTTCTTTCATATTTTTCAATGTCATTCTTTGAACGATCAGCATATGCAATTGCATGCTTAATGTCAAAAAGCCTTACAGCATTGTCTAACATGACAGAATATGCATCTTTAGAAGTGTATCCTATCGCTGTGCAATCATTGACAATCTCTAAGCCATCGAAGCGTCTTAGTCTAGGCTTTGCAAATGACATAGTAGAAAGTAGATCGTCGTTAACGAACAATCCGATAGAATTGACGCATTCTTTGCCACCATATAGTTTGTTTGCATTTGCAAAGTCTATAGCAACTTGATTGTCGATTTGCTTTGCTTCAGCATTTTGCAAATTAATGACAGTATTGTTGCATAACGCTTCATTTATGATGTCTTTGATTTTGTCTTGCTGAGTAACCCATTCATTTTCGAATATATGGATCAGCTTGATTCCCTCTTCATTGCAAAGATTCGTCTTTAGCAGTTGCTTAGTCTTTCCAACTTTCATTTCTGAATGCCAGAACATGCCGTCATATTCGAAAGCAACATTCAGTTCTGGAACGAATGCATCCAATTCAAATCCGTGTATATGATGTCTAGTCTTTTCTACAGATGCATGGGTTTGCTTTATGAATGCAAACATTTGTCGTTCTTGCTCTGAATCTGAATAGTCTGAATATCTAATCATATCTATAAGACCGAACTTGCGAATTGCTTTTCCTATATACTGATTGTAAAAGCCTAATTTCTTGCTAACTTCTGCATATGTTGGCTTGTGATCGAAAGACTTAAGTACTGAAATAGCGTATTCTCTATTGTCGCAAAACTCCCAAACTTGCTTTGGCCAGTTCTTTCTACGAGACTGTCTACCATGCTCGGATCTAGCTTTATGATTGACACCAGCTTGCCATTTGCTTCGATACTCTTCGTCTTTCCATCGTTCTATAGCTTTTTTAGATATTCTAACTCGAGCATCTTTTGATACTGTTCTTCCTTTCATATTCTTACTGATTATTTTGCTCATTTCTGCTCTGTATTCAGTGTCTTTCCATCTATCAGCCATGTTCTTCGACATTTTTGTTCTAGTCTCACTAGATGGACTTCGACCTATAGCTTTTTGACGAATTTTGTCTTTTGTCTCTTCAGAAACTACTCTAGTCATGTTGCTTCGTCTTATAGCTTCTTTATGCTCTTCAGATATCGGTCCAAACTTCCTGCCTTTTCTTGCTTCAGACATTCTTCTTCTAGTCTCATCTGAAAAAGTTCTATGTTTGCATTTCCAATTCGGATCATGTGAATGCATATGCGTCTTAAGACTACGATGATTTTTGAACTGCCTATTGCATACGTTACATATAGTGCTGTTGTCTTTGTTCGATAATGCAATTGCCTTGCAATCATTGCAAGTTTCTGCTTGGCTGCTTTTAGAAAAGAACTGCTTGCCACAGACTTTGCATGTCTTTTCAATTTTCTTTTTGCAATAGAAGCATATTCCATCGTCTGCTAGATGGGTACGTTCCTTGCCACATTCAGAACATTTCATCGCCTATGTCTTTCTTTATGAGCCGGTTATATTATTAATTATATATCAAAATAATCAGTTCGTAAAATAGGCATAAAAAGTGGACAGTTTTAAGTCATGTCCAGGACTTTTTAAGCTAGAGGGCTAAGATCAAGCAGTCTTCTTGATCTTTACAACGCCCATCGCGTTCAATATGCAAACAGAAATCAATTCATCGTAAATCGCCCTCAGCATAAAGTTACTAACTGCCGTAGGGTCCAAATTTTGACTGATTCCATATCTTGTCGAGAAAATTCCGAGCATGTCTGATGGAGCAGTAACGTATACAGTATCCTTCGGAACAGTAATAGCCTGAAGAACATTGAAGTCACCGAATGTTGTTCTCTTGTATCCAGCGAAGTAGTCATCCTTGAAGGATACACCTGCAATAGTCAGATCCCAGCGGTACATATCAAGAGCTGCACCAGGAGAGGTGATGATGTTCTTTACATTGACCTGCTGATCTAGGATATGAGCTTGTGCATCTAGGAACGAATCAAGAGTGAACGCATTCGAAGAAAGAGTCACATCATTGTCTGTATTGCCTGGATGCAATTCTTTCCAAGCATCGACAGCAAGATCAAGACCATCATAAAGCAAAGCATCTTCTTGCTTTGCAATCTGCTGGACAGTCATGTTCTCAGCATAATCGATAGGAGAAGCAGCAAGAAGCTCGATATCAGTTCTAGAGATCTCATACTCTGCAGCGATTCTACCATATTGAGGAATTACCTGCTTGCCTTCAATTCTGCTGACTCTTACTTCACCATCATTAGAGTTGAGTGCATAAGCTGCAGGAAGCTCATCGAGAACAGGATAAGCACGAATAGTACCCTGAGGCACCATGTCTTCTACTAGTGCCTGACGAGCAATGCCTTCGTAATTGACACGAATCGAAATCGGGCCAACCATAGCTTCAGCAAGCTTAGCAGATCCACCTTCACGGAAGATCTGAGCTAGCTTGGCTCTCTTCTGGTCTTTAGTAAGAGTTCGCTTTGCAGCAATTTTCTTCTGTGCTTGTTCAGCATATTCTTTGGCTAGTCTAGCCTTGTGTTCTGTATTAGTCATGATTTTTGACATAAGCCTTTCTTAAAATCAAGCGTTGACGATGACTGACGGATCTAGAAGCTGAATGACGATAGAATCTTCATCAAGTTCTAGCAGATTGCCAACTTTAGCACCAGCATTGGAAGTAAGCTTTCCATCAGCACCAGCATTGACTGGAACTGCTACGCCAGTTCCTGGGAAAGTGAAAGCAGCATCAGCAGCAATTGCTTCTTTAGAAATGCGAACAGTAGTGTTGTTGCTGCCAACAATCACGGTGAACTCGTCATTCGGGCCAAGCTGGTTGACGCCGCCATTGCCGAACTTTCTTGCATAGAAGACAGAAGCTAGACCGAAAGGCGTGCCTGTGCCGTCATAAAGATCGACAACGTTATTGCCGAGATGCTTCATGACCATTCCAGGAAGAA